CTAAGCCGCTCGCATGCTTCCTCTTGCGAGTTGTCCACCGCTGTCTATACGCGGTTTCTTCCTACGCGGAGCAGGCGTGGGCGCCTCGCCTGACATCCAACTAGGCATCTGCGTGGCATCTAACGATGCGGTCTCCGCAGGTGCTGCTGGTTTCTTCTTTGGTGTCCCTAGGCCAATCATTTTGACTCCGATACTTAATCTTTTTCTTCCCACCAGCGGCACAGGCCGATTGGATGAACTTTGACTTCTCCGTTGGGAAGCTTCGGTCTTTTACTTAGTTCTTCCATGTGTGGACCCGAGCAACTGCTAGTTTCCTTGTGGAAATATTCGCATGAGAAACAGTGTTTTGCACCGCCTACTTTGTAGTCAACATAGTTGGTCTTAGGTTCTTTTTCTTGGGAAGAAGCACTTGCGAATTTGTTAGCCATTCACTTTCTCCTTCTTCCGTCCTAGGCCAGCGGCCTTACGTTCAGGCAATCCCTTGGGCGATCCCGTGGCGCTGAGCCATTCATCAGCGCCAGACTTTCCTAGTTGTTTCTTTGCATCATCGGTGTGAAGCCACCGCCATTGGGCTTTAGATTGTGCTGGCATGCTTTGTGTTCTCCAAGTATGTAAGGGCCTTTTCTAAGAACTCTTCATCTTGTTCAAGGTACCCAAGGAATAGGTTGCAGCGGTGATGCAACAACCCTCTTACACTGTCCGTTTCGTGGTCGTGATCTACTTGGCATTTGCCTATGTCTTCTGGTAAAGGTTCATTACAGAGTTTGCATAAACCTTTCTGCTCACCGTACATTTGCACTTTGTCTTCCCAAGTTATGCCGTACCGTTGACGCAGCATCCTGCTTCTGTTCTCATCTCTATGAGCATGATACTTTGCAAGTGCTCTGCGGTTTACTGCTTCTTTTGCTTTGGCAGTTACGGCTGGCATAGTTCTCCTTTAGACAAGATTCGGCATCGCAAAGCCGTCGCTCTCACTCGGTGCGCCTTGCTGTCCTTGGTCCTTGTGGCCGAAGCCATCTTTCTCTTCGTTCTCTTCTTTGCCTGCAGGCGGTACGTTGGCGAGTTCACGTGCTTCGTCGTGTGCTTTGTGAGCGTGCTCGTGTACATTCGTGTGAACGTGACCATCACGGTGATGCGAAACCACAGTATGGCGTCCTGCTGCATGATCATGCGTCACAATTGTCTTATGTGCAGGACCGTGTTCTGCGACTACTGGATGCTGTTCACCTTCGTGCTCTTCGCCTTCATGCTGCTCGGCTTCGTGCTCTACTTTGCCTTCTTGTTCCCCTGCTTCAAACTCAGGCGACTCTGCCTTTTCATGCTCAGGAGATTCGCTATGCATACCATCTTCAGTGTGATTCTCGTCGTAGTGTTTGCCAGCGAACACACTGCCAAAGCGTTTCCCATCTTTTGCCTTATACATTTTTTGCTCCTCTTCGGCAGTGCCGATTATTTACTGCATCCACCTAAAAGTTCTTTGAGTTTCTTACATACTGCTTCACAGTTAGTACATGTGAACATCTCTGGTTCCACGTACGGAGAAGGTACCCAACCCTTCTTCTGTGAAATAGTTTGCTTTAACTTATGAGACACCGCTAAACGGTATGCCTCTTTCCCGTCAACCTCTTCACAGGTGATGGAGATGTTACTTACTTTTTCCTTAGCCATTGGTTGCGCCCTTCTTCTTTGTTTCTTCTTCCTCTGCTAGTTCTTTTGCAATCTGTTCGTCATGTGCTTCAACTTCTGCTTGCCAACTTGTTTTCATAGGTGGCGATTGGAATGAAGCAAAACTAGGTTTCTCTGGTTTCTTTGCAGTTGGATCAATGCCTACGCGACGGTTGATATTCAGTTCGTACATTCCAATCTTTGCTTGCAGCAGAGACTTCTCTGCACGCAAATCAGCAATCACGCTGTCTTTGTCTTGGCGCAGTTGCTGTAAGTCTGACCTGAGTAATAGCAAGTCTTGTTCTAAGCGCTGAACCAACGCACTATAAAACAGGTCATCCCAAAAATCTCTGATGCTTGCTGCTATGTTCATCTCTGAGTCTCCATCTTGCTTTGCCACACGGGTTGCTCTGCTTGCTTGAAAGATGCAGTCTGGTCGCTTCTGTCTGCGTCTAACTTCTGCTGTAGAAACCACGCTGCTAAAGGGTCTTTCTTTCTTAACTCATTAACTCGCTCTTTTTCTACTAAAACATCAGGTTTCTTTTTACCTGATAGATGACCGTATAATCCATATCTAAACCCGTCATATGCATCGTCGCCTTTGGCATCTACTTTGAGAACGTCATCAAGAAGGTCCGGGTTTCGCATCAACGATGGGATTGCAAGGATTATCTCTTTGCAATTATCAAGGATTACAAGTTCACCCTTCTTTAGCAAATTGTACATCAATGCCGCAGAACCAATGCGGTCTCGCGTAGCAGATACCACGGGAGGCAGCCCAACGAGTTTCAATGCTCGTGAATATTCATCCGCAGGAGTCCTATTGTCCATCTGGCGATTGAACTTTTCATGAGAGAAGTAAATCGCTTTGAGTTTGATAGGGGTTCCATCTGGCAGATGACATTTTGCTGCGATGATGGACGCTAACTCGTCCATCGTCTTTCCGCCAGTGACCACGATTTCTTGGAAGCATACAGTCTTGAGTCTGTAGTTATCTCCAACAGAGTCTCGCACCATTGCTTTCGTAAATAAATATGTAGCATTGGCGTGCTGCATTCCCCAGTCTTCTCCAGCCCAGCACGGTTGCCAGTCTTGCCAGATGATTGCTTCAGGGTCTTCTCTAAGATTCACCACATGATATGTGGGATCAAAGCAGTCGAAATACTGACCTTCCTGCACTCCATCAAATCCGTACAGAACTTTGTCGCGCTTTGCCTTCGGCATGGACATCAAACGTTCGATGATGCCGGGGTCTCGGGCGAGCAGTTCTGGGTTGTCCATTACTGTCGAGCGTTGATAGGCGTATTTTTCAGGGTCATAAATCTTGACCCACTGTCCACCTTCTTCAATCCACCACTTGCCTGTTGTCTCATCCTTGCGAGCACCGTCACCGGGGTTCCAAGGTTCTTTCTGGACGAACAGCGTACGGTAGTATTCGTAGTGTGGGCCTAAGGGGTTTGTGCATCCCACGATTGCAGGGATTGGTAAATTACCTGCTTCATCTCTAACGCAACCGGGATTGACAATGTTTCTTTGAAAAAGCATCATCCATGCGTCCGGTGAAAACTGGCCGCACTCATCAACTAGGATGCAGGGATACGCTTGACCTAAGTACTGCTCGATGTCGCGCTCTTTATTGTTCTGACAATGGCCGAAGACTACCTTTGATCCGTTCTTCAATGTGGCAACGTGCTTTGTCTGGTCATACTCGTAGAGTTCCTTCGGCATAAAAGTGCGAAAATCTGTAATAGCACCAGATTCCAACTCTTTGAACGTACGTCGCAGTACTAAGAGGTTGCAGTTTTCCCACTGCAAGCAATAATGCATCACGAAGAACATCAACCACCCGCAAGTTTTACCTGATCGGATACCTCCAGTGCTCAGGCATTGTCCTGCGGCGGGTTGCAAGTACACCTTACCGTTCCTCTCAACGTATCTGAGTAGTTCCGTCTGCTTCGGCTGGAATGTGAAGATTTTGTTGAAATTAAGAGTGCCGTCAGCATTGAGGTAAGGGGGTCTCTCTATCGCATCTACGATCTTTTTGCGGGGCACTGAGTTGCCTCTATTTCTTTTCGTCGGTCTTTACTGATAGAACTTCCGCAAATTCAGGTTGTTCTTCTTTGACTTTTTCTTTTTCCTTCACAATCTCCGGGTGCATTATCTCTGGCCCAATAATGATGATTGACTTCACTGGTTGATTTGTGAGTTTGTCGAGTTCTTGTTCTGATGGTGCTTCTTTTCCTAAGGCTCTACGCATAGCAACTTCATAGGCTTTTACTGCGGCCATGTCTGCTTTAGGGTCTCCTGAGCCTTTGCCTTGTGCTATTCGCACAATGTGCCTAAACGCAACTTCGTGTTCAGTCAGTCCTTTGAATTGCGGGTCTGGGTC